TCAACTCCTTCATGGCTACAACTGAGGATATTCTTGCTGATTTGCCGAGTTTTGGGCGTGCGAGCGAGGTACAACTCGTGGCTCTCCAGACTCTCCAACGCCAAGGTATTGAAGGTGTCACCAGACAAGTAAGTAATGCAATGCAGAATGCAATGATAGCTGGCGTAAATAGTGGACTAAAAGGTGAGGAACTAAAAAATATTATGCGTACTGCAATCCTCACAAACACGCCACGAGTAGAAAATACGATTTATACAATGCTTGGTGATTATAGGCGTGCGGTCATCGGAGCTATGGCAATGGATTTACCAGAAGATACGCTATATAGATATATTGGACCAGATGACGAGAAGAATCGTCCTGTATGCAGAACATACTTATCGAGTGACCCACTTACCATTAATGAGATCAGACAAGTAAAATCAGATGGATTTGAGCATGCTGGTGGGCATCGCTGTAGACATTACTGGAGTCCTGTAGATGTTTAAATTCCAAGAATTATTAAAGTTTAGAGAATCTGATGTAAAAAAGATGGCTGAGAACGCTGTAGATAATCACAAAAGACAAATCGCTGTAGGCAAGGACTTTCAAAATGAAAGTTTTACTAAATATAGTAAGTCATATGCTAAAAAGAAAAAACAAGGACGCAGAACACCTGTTACGTTACGAGATACAGGCAAAATGCTACGTGCCTTTGATGTGCAGAAAACATTTTTAAAAAAGAATAGTGAGATACGATTCACATATGGTATCAAAAAGAATAAGCAAGGAACAAAAATGATGCAGCATAATACAGGTGTTCCAGAAAAAGGATTACCAAAGCGTTCCATTGCTGAAAATCAAGAATTAGGCGATAGAGTAGAAAATGGTATCGTTAATGATTTTGTAAATACTTTCAACAGAAACCTATCACGTATGAGCAAGACACACGTTAAAGTAAACATATAGGAGGACAGGATGTCCGAAGAACAAACACCAGTTGCACAGTCAGTGCCTGAGCCTACAGTTGATCCTGTAGGACCAGAACAAACCCAAGAACAGGACCAACAGCAACTCGAAGTTGGTAATCTGATTGCAGAGTCAAAAAAGTATCGTGGACGCGCGCAAGCAGCGGAAACAGAACTTTCTAAGCTCCGCAAAGAAATCGAGGATACTCGAATATCTCAAATGGAAGAGCAGGAACAATGGAAGAATCTTGCCGAGGAGCGCGCAAACAAGCTCGCAGAACTCGAACCCATTGTTGAATCTGCAATGAAGCAGGAAGCATCACTTCGTGCCGAACTTCTCAGTGAGATACCAGAGGATGAGCATGCAACATTTGGGGAGTTACCCTTAGAAGCATTGCGTGCTGTAGTAAAGAAACTCAAAACACAACGCGTAGCGGTTTCCAGCGCACCATCCGCGCCAGTCAATGATAGTAATGTCGATTTAAAGAAGATAAAAGATAGTGACAGGCGTTTAAATTGGAGCAACATACTGGAATCCTATAAGCGCAAATCCAACTAATAAGGAGTTAGAAAATGGCAGATGGTAACGTAACAGTAACCACCGCGGCCAAGTTCATCCCTGAGTTATGGCGTGATGCCATCCTGGACTATGCAGAACGTAAGTTTGTCTTACGTAATCAGGTGATGGACTTTTCATCCGAGATGCCTTCTGGAGATACTTTACATATCCCAAAAGTCACTGAGGAGACGGCTGCTGCAAAATCCGCAGGAAGTGCGGTAACATACACAAACAACACCGATGGTGAGGTCACCATTAGTGTGGACCAACATCATTACGAAGCAAAGCGTATTGAAGATATTGTCAGAGTCCAGGAGTCAGCAAACCTTTTTGGTGCATATGCTCAGTCTATGGGTTATGCCCTAGCTAAAAAGGTTGAAAACTACTTGGCCGTTTCAATCATTCAAAGCGCATCTGGAAATGATGTTACTTTAGGAACTGACAACCAAGTCACTTCTGCAAAACTTCGTGAAGGTTTGCAGAGTTTACTTGACGCTGGTCACGATTACGCAGATGGCGAAACATTCTTATATGCTTCACCTGCTGCGTATATGTACCTCTTGAGTTTGCAGGACTTCTATGATTCATCTCGCAGAGGTGATGAGCAGAATCCTAATGTCTCAGGTGGTGTAGGAATGATCTATGGTATGCCAACATACATCTCAACAGATTGGGATGATGATGGTGGCACTGGCGATGAAACTGCTTCGGTCTTTAAGAAGGAATCAGTGTACATGGCTATGCAGATTGCACCTAGAGTGCAGTCGGCCTATGATCTGGATCACCTGGCGACAAGCGTGGTTGCCGACATTTTGTTTGGCGCATCGTTGTCACATGGTGCTTCTAGCACGTCACTTGGTATTGTTAACTTTAATAATCCATCGTAAGATAGTAGCAATAATAAAAAGGCGGGCCTTCTGGCTCGCCTTTTTTAAAAGGAACAATAAATGAAATATTTTAAAAGAAAAGATGGTTCTGTTTTTGGCAAAGTAGATTCAATTAGCCAAGAAGTAATTGATGATTTTTTAAAAAAAGGTTATCAACCTTGCAATGAGCAAGGCGAAGTAAAAAAACCTAAAAGAAAGATAAGTCTTAAAAAGAAAAAATGAAGACTAACGACTTTTTATGTCATCGTTGCAACTATAAGTGGGAACAATTATGGTCCAAAGATGATAAAATTGCTTGCCCAAAGTGCAAATCTGTAAAGGTTCGCAAATTGATAGCAAGTCCAATGATTCACATGAAAGGAATTAGCGATGCAAGTTTACGAGAACAAGGCATCATAGATTAAATAACCGAAATGCCCATGAGAGTAGTCACGCTCGGTAAGGCATTCAAGAAGGAGAAACAAGATGGCTGATCTTTCCAAACATTCAGTGGTTGAGTCACTGAATATCAGCAGTTCTGCAAATCATTCAGTACAAAGCGCGCAAAGCGTATCTACAAGTTCAGAATATAATTTAAATGTATCTGCGGTGCATAGCATCATATTGCAGCCTAGCAGCGATATTTATTATGGATTCAGTAGCAGTGCCAGTGATATGATAAGTACGTCAAATAGCCTGTATTTAGCGGGCGGAGATACTATATACGAACTAAACGTACCTCAAGGCATTGGATCAACAGTTTATTTACACTTACTCGGCAAAGGTGCGACAGCTACTGTACGCATCGTACTAGCATAGGAGCGTAGCATGGCATCCTTTAAAAATTTAATTAGCAACACATCAGCGCAAATCTCATCTGGCGGTACAATCACAGGAGACTTAGTCATCAATGGTGATCTCCAGGTAGATGGCGGTGGCTCACTATCATTTGATGAGATTATAGAAGGTACATCGCAGATTAAAGTTGATAATGATGTGGCATTTTTAGTTGAAAAAGCTAATGGCACAGATGTATTTGTTGTAGATACTAATAATTCACGAGTTGGGATAGGAATAACGCCTACAGAAACATTGTCAATTTTTGGTGGTGTTGGAAGCCCAGCTACTTCTGGAACTGGTGCAAATGGAAATCTTGCTATTGAGTCATCAAATGGAAACAGTCTTTACATAGGCTCATATTCTGGAAGTCCTTATGGGGCGTGGTTGCAAGTTTCTAATTACACTAATCAAGCATTAACATATCCATTAATTTTAAATCCAAATGGAGGTGCGGTTGGGATTGGTACAAATTCTCCAGACTTTGCTTTGCACGTTCATGGAGCATCAGATGGTGCTGGTTATGTAAAAATATCAGATAGTAATACGGGTGAAGGTGCAACGGATGGAGCAAGGATTGGATTTAATAGTGGAGTAATGAGAATCCAAAACTTTGAAAACTCTGATATGGAGTTTTATGTAAACAATAGTACAAAGCCTTTAGTATTAGAATCTGATGGCTCGGTTACTTTTTCTGAAATATCTATATCTGGTTCAACCATATCTGATAGCAGTGCATTGACCATAAGTAGTGGTGATGATATTACCATTGATGCTGAATCTGATGTAAATATTGATGCAAATGGTGGTGATATAAGATTTAAAGACAATGGAACTAACTTTGTTACATTTAGTTCTGTAGGCTCAACTGGCACTACTTTTACAAATGGTAGTAGTTCTTTTTCTATAACGCCAGATGGTAATAATTCTGTTGTCAAACTTGATAAGAGTGCAACAAATCGTGGAGCAAGATTTGAATATTCAACAGCAACCAGTACTAAATGGTATCAAGGATTAGCTGATTCTGACCATTTCAGTTCAGGTGGTGATGAGTATTTTATATCAGAAGATTTTACTACACCTCGCTTTATTATAGAGACGGGAGGTAACATAGGAATGGGTGGGTTGCCAGACGAGAATCTTCACGTTATTAGCACAGGCAGAACCAGTTTAAAACTGCAAGGTGTAGCCACAAGTGATGGTGTTGTATCTGATGTGCAATTTTTCAATTCTACTGATAGTGTTGGTGCTATTAATATGAATCGTGTATCTAATAATGACCAAGCTGATATGACATTTCATACACAGCCTAATGGTGGTTCAGTTACAGAAAGGATGAGGATTGACAGTGCTGGAAATGTTGGTATAGGAGTTAGTTCGCTTGAAACTCAAAATTCTCAATATGTAGCATTGCAACTTGGTGGAAATGCAAATATCATTTCTAAAATTACTGACCAAGCAAGCAATCCTCTTAACATACTACAAAATGCTTATGCAGCTCCAGATACAAATTGGAAAAAAATTAGAGAAGACCAATCTTCAAGATACCATCAACAAGATGGTGCTCACACAT